TGGGTTAACAGACAGCTTAGTTATAGGGATATACCCGTCAGGGACTTTAGCCGCATCTAGTATAATCCAAGTAGCTCCATTATATATCTTGATAGCTTCAGAAGATGTATCCCAATAAGGCATACCAGGCAGTGGTGATCCTGGTGCTGTACCCAGGTTCTGTAGCCTAAAGTTGAGTAACTCATTTTTAGTTAGATCAACGGAGGTTAAAAATTTACGACTCATGGTTATTCCTTAATTAAGTATTGCTTGCCCGCTAAAGGCATACGAAAAAGTAACTACTATATTGTTTACATCTACATACCGTATGTCACCCTCCACTACTGTACCTGCTGAATCTACAATAGTTATGGAAGGCATCTTGTTCAAATTATGTGTTAAAGACCAGCTAGTAGAGGGTACCGGTTGGTTATATACGAAATTAGAATCTACTCCAGGTATCCCCTGAGGACCTTGAGTACCCATCTCCCCCTGAGGACCGGCCGGACCTGTAGCTCCATTATCTCCCGGGTCCCCCTTAGCTCCGGTAGCCCCCTTGGGGCCTATACGTATATCTACCTGAGCCCTAGGACTAAGCTTCTCTACTGGTACGTTTACTACGGGCGACGGAGGTGAACTCACTGAAGGTGAGAGACTTTGTATAGGAGATGGTATTACGGCAGGCTGACTGCCTACACCAACGCTATAATTACTATCCGAGTTACTGACCGTTATGCCCATTGCACTATTTTAATGCAATGGACATATTACTAGGAGGTTAGTGTTTGTTTATGTCAATGGTCTTAATTAGAGTACCCGACAGAATATCATGTAGGTGGAATTTACCGTCAGATACCCTTTTAATACCTATAGACCCACTTGATATACCATTAAATTCCCCCGTAGTCAATCCTAGTATTGACTTAATAGGGCGCTCAAATACCGGATTAGCTATAGGTTCTGCAAGACTATAGTGATTCCACCTAGTACCTCTAAGTCCTCCGGTTAGGGAGGCGTCAAATAACCCCCCCTTATCAGCATCCAGGTTTTTAGCGTTAAGCATTAATGGCTCTCTGATTTCACCATGAGATATAGCCATGATGTCCTTATCTGTTAATGGAGAAGCAGTTAATTTACCGTCCCTTACAGATGTCTTAATACCGGATGCCGTCAAGTAGTCAAGGAATTTCTTAGTAGCAAACGTAGTATTTGGCTTGGGTAACGGTTGACCAGTTACGAACTTAGACCAGTATTCTGAGCTATCCTCAGACTTTACCGTAGCAATATCTTTTAGATTCTTACGGGCATCAGAACCCAGTAGACCTAGCATCTCCATGTAACCAACACTCTTACTACCAGTATCCCCACCTTTAGTAGGCTGCAACACATTATCATACCCGCCTACATTACGTGCTGACCAGTTCTGGTCAGAAGTTTTGTATAGTTTGATAAAGTACTGGGGTCCGGTCAATACCTTGGATAGCTCCTTACCGGTCTTAGGATCGATGAATGTCTCCGAATCAGAGATACCTTTCTTCTTCAATTCTGCGTTAAGTTCACCTATGTTAGACGCCTTAGAGAAATTATGTACTAAGTAGGGTTTACCCTCTTTCTTGGCAATTTTACCAGCCATAGTCTCCATAAGCTGACCTAGGTTAACTCGGGATGTAACCGAGGCTGGGTTCAGCAGAATATCCACAGGTTTACCAGTAGACTTATTAAATGGCATTTCATTATCATCTAGTACTAAGGATACAATACCCTTGTTACCGTGCATACCTGTCAGTTTATCCCCAACCTCTAGATGTTTAATAGAGCGTATCAATAGTCTGAAGTCTTTACCCTCAGTGTGAGAATCAACTATGATACCGTTCTCTTCATGGTTCCATACTTCAGTTACCGCACGATAAGGGTTAACTAAAGTCTTATGAAGTCTACCCAGCATCTTATCCTCTGGGGTAGGCTCTCGTTTCTCTAGAACTACATATACAGGGTCACCATGATGTAACGTAACTCCTACTTTAGCAAACCCCATATCATCAAGATTGTCCAGTTGACTTTTAGTGAACTTACCCGGGAAGTACCTATTGATCATAGATTTTTTAAGCATAGAGATAGGCTGGACTGAATAATCTACTTTATAAGCGTGGTGGCTAGATAGGCCTTCCGCACAAGATTTGCTTATTACCAGACCATCTTCGTGGTTGTATCCCTTATATGGTAGATATGCTACTTCCAGGTTCTTACCCAAAGCCAACTTACCATTCCTAGTATAGTTATTCTCAAATAACGGGTGACCGGCCTTAACCTTATCCCCTACCTTATATAGTGAGTGCTCATCGTCAAAGAACCCCTTCATATTAAAAGGTAGGTTCTTAACTCCTGAAAATTTATAGGTAACCCCGTCTACCCCCTTAAGTTCTATGTTAGTACCGTGTAACTTAGTTACTGTAGCATTAACGGGGGAGAAATTTTGGGTTATTACCTTACCTATTTCTTCGACAAAAGAGGTTCCTTTTCTAGCAGTCTGCACTAAGGGCTCTTCCCTATCTACTAAGGATAGTGCTTGAGGGATAGCTTTACCAGCCATGGTTAAGCGACCTGGGTGGTTACTATTAAGAAATGGGACCAGGTTGGTAGTAATGGTGTACATACTGGAGGAATCATCTACCCAGTACTGTACTTTATCAACGGTAGTTTCCCCTAGCTCCCCACGTATCTGTGCCTGTACTTTTCTCTTACCCTCCTGGTGTGGAAATCCTATAACAGAATCCATCATCTCATGTACAGATAAGTACACATGCTTACCCTTTCGGTCTATAACCTTAGAGTACATGTTACCATCCCTATCACGCATAGCTGTAATAGTGAACCTTTGATCAATACCAGCATGACTAGATTCGGGGGTACGGCTAGGGTCTATAATCCCTAAGTGAGATGGATCAATATCTCTGGCGGCCATAGGCACTCCCCTCTCAGAGGTAATACCTCCCTCTAATCCGCCCAGTACAGTTACTTTGGCTACATTCTCTAGACTCTCCACAGGATTAGTTTCAGATGGTGTAGACACTAGATTACTATCTAAGATATAGCTGGAAAACACTTTATTAAAAGGCTTACTTGGGATTATATTCTTAATCTTAGGAGCCTTACCCTCACGGTCAGACTTATCAAAGGAATATGTAATACGGCTCTTAAGGTTACCCATAAGTAACTTCTCTTTTTTAAATCTAGTCGCTATAAAGTCTGGTAAATTCTGCACAGACTTAAATTGTAGTGAGTCCCTATTGTCTTCTTTCTTTACTCCGGAGTGTATGTCTACTAGGTTCTTCATAGAACGAAGAATAGCTTCATGAGTTACTGATGAAATAGCCTTACCAAGAGTAACTATAGTAGTAGATACATTAAGCTGAGAGCTCTCCAAGGCAAGCCTTAAGGCCGCTATTTTTTCAGATTCAGTAGCTGTAGGGGACTGCTTACTAGTCATCTTACGGTAAAGATCATTTATAACCTTAGACTCTTTTCCAGCACTAGCGCGTAAGTTATCATCCCAAACAGAGTCGGGCACATACATACCTACTTCTTTACGATTGATATTGAATACTCTATCCAGTAGAGGGGCTAATAGAATCTTAGATGATTCTACCTCTAAGTAGAAAAGGCCAGATTGCGGTTCCAGGGTTATATGAAAACTTCTACCGGTACCAGTGTTAAAGTGGGACTCCAGCTCTCCATTCTCCCTACTACGAGTATATACCCCGGGACGCAGCTGTAACTGATTAGACACAGAGTAGTTATTACCCTTGTACATAAGAGTATGTTTACCAGTAAGGTAGAACGAGTCCAGTAGGGAGAAGTCTCTGTGACTATCCAGAACTTTACCAGTGGCTTTATCAAGTAACTCTAAATCCCCTTTTACCGGGTAGTTCAGTGACTTAGATTTAAGGATAGCGTCCTTCTCGTCCTTATGAGTAAACTCTTTACGTTCAGCTCTAACATTTTTAAGGGTGATAATGTAGTTCTTAGTTTCCATGGGAAACTGAGATAATACCCCTTCAATAAGGGATTCATCCACCCTATCATTAATAACTTTAGGGGTTGAGAATATACCCTGTAGTTCCTGTTCTAACTTAGGCATTAGTGTTTAATTCCAAGTATGTTACTACTATGAAGTACTTATCCATGAATACGAATTTATCTTTGTTAAGGACGATAGTACTATTACCCTTTAGTCCTCTAGTCTCAAGTATTTCTAACTCTGCCCTAGAACCCATATCGTCTAAATCTATCTTAGCATACTTGACGCTATACTTAGCTATATCCATAGGGCCTGAAGACTTAGATCCACCAAACCCTGGTAACTCTATGGTTTCTAGTTTCTGTATTCCTGAAGCCTGTATAGCAGCACTACTTGTTCCATCAGCCATTATTTAGCACCTTCATTATTAGGTTGTTCAGTGGTGGTCTCTTTATTATCAGTCCCACCTTCAGATGGGGATTGTTTAGAGGGATCTTCCCCCCCAGGTTCCTCTACGCCTGTTGCCATCTCACTTAGAAGTTTAGTTACCAATAGGAATGTAGGATAATCCTCTAACATCAACCCATTCAAGGCTTGTTGCTGGGATTGAGGGTCGGCACCAGCAAGCTGCTGGGCTATCTGATGAGCATTAACCAATGCTGCCTTATATCCGTCATCCTTATCAAAATGATCAGCAGCCTTCTTAGAGGCTATGAATACTGCACGATCAACCTCCATCCTAGTCTTCATATCATTAACCGCCTTAGCTATGGCGTCATCTTTTTGTTTCTTCAGTTGCTCCCCATAATCCATACCTAAGGACTCGTACATAGTAGACATGGAGGCGTTATTTGACCCCGCCAGATTTAGCAATAGCTGGCGTAAGTTATCATCATCAGTTAGCCTAAATGGTGATAGTGATATCTCCGCTACCTCTAGTGCTAAATACCTAGCAACTTTAGCCATAACCCAGTTAACAAACCCTTCTATCTGTGAGGTGTAAGTTAACATGGTGTTTTCTAACAGACGTAACCCGACTGTAGAGCTAGTCCAATTAGTAGTACCAGATAGAAGTTCCCTGGATACCCCTAAACTAAGTAAGATGCTTTCTTCGGCCTGTAGTATTTCCTGGGATACTAGTAGGTTTCTACCTTCTCCGCTAACAGCTTCGTACCCCACTGGTACGGGGGCTATGACTACATGACTCTTATCTCTCTTTTGTTTAATAACT